ATGATCATCACCGCGACCATTGAGACCATCCAGGAAGACCCCCTCGTGACAGGGCCGCTCGAAGACACCACCGTCGAATGCCAGGACTACCACGAGGGCTTCGCGGCCATGCAGCGTACCCTGCCTGAGGGGCAACGAATACTGAACGTCAGGGTCCAGAGGTAGACGCAAAAAGCGCCCCAACCCTCCGGTGTTCCCGGAGGGTTGGGGCGCTTTTCATTTGCTACTCGTCGGCAGCGGAGTGTTTTGGTTTGTCGTCGTCGTGCCTGCCTGATGTCTCGCCTGGCTGAACCTGCGGTGCGAGAATGGCAAGCGGTTCGTAGGTTGGCGTCTTGGCGGATCCAAGCAGAATCACGACGAGCCAATCCGGCAAGCGTGGCTGCAGCCAACGCCAGAGCGCGTACCAGGCGCCGACGATGACCGCGCTGAGGGTCAGCGCGGCAAGGTCGCCCCAGCTGATCAGCTGCTCGCGGAGCGGCTCAAGTGCCGGGACTGCGATCAGCAGCTTGGCAATGAGGAGTCCCCACCAGGCGGGGATGAGGGTGCGGAGTATGGATGTCAGCATTTACAGGCTCCTTCCAAGGATGATGGCGGCGGCGATGATAGGCGCCCAGAGTGCAATGCTGATCGGGGCGGCAAGGAGGGCCGCTGCGACGGGTCCTGGCCGAGCCTTCACTTGGCGCCTCCTAGGATCTTGACTAGCTCGTCGCGGACGTTGGCAGCGATACCGGCTGCGTTGATGTCCGATGCGAGCTGGGCCGGTGTCGCTGACTGCAACAGCACCTTTGACTCCTGCGTGTTCCAGAACGTCTTGCGGACGTTGCCAACGAGCTCGTCAAGCTTCTCGTTCATGCCTGTAGCAAGATTGCTCGTATCGGCGGTTGTGCCGACGACTTTGCGGAGGTTATCGCGGACCTCGATCTGGTCGGCGTCGGAGAGTGTCATGAGGAAACCTTCTTCCATGATTGGTGTGATCCCGGACCCTTGCCCGGTGATGGTTGTGCGGGGTCTCAGGAATCCGAGGATGCCGGCGCGGGTTAGGTCTTGGTAAATGGTTGGCCCTGACGACTCGGGTGAGTATCCGGGAAGGTCGGGCCGGGCGGAGGAACTGTTTTGGGACAGGCTGCGGAGGATTGGGCCGCGGTCTTCCATGAGCACTGCGGTGTGGCTGATGGGGTAGTCCGGTGATCCGTGGGCCCAGATGATGATGTCACCGGACAGTCCGCGTTCCGTGCCAGGGATTGGGGTCACGTGCCGCAGCAAGTCAGCGGTATTCACCGTATTGCCAGTGGCGACTTCCCACGACCCGGCAGCCAGCCCGGGAAAGCGGCTCGGTTGCGTCCACAACGTGCCACCATTGCAGGCTGTGAGCCACGCCTGCGCCAAGTCCCAGCACTGGTTGCCCACCCACTTGTCGACGTCGATGTACCGGCCAACAACGGTCTTGGCCCAGTCGGTCAGGTTCACCATAGTGCCTCCTTAAATGAGTCAGCCACCCGTTGGGGTGGCTGTGAGTTCTGGGGTTGCGATGTGCCGGCGCTTGGGTTTCCCGGGAGGGTTGGGCATCCCGTCTCGGTACCACTCCTCCCATTCGAGGGTGTGCTCCCGCTCGTAGCCGAGTAGCCCGTAAACCTCGTCCAGCTTCCGGTCCTGGCGAGCCTCCCTCTGCTCTGCGGCCTTTCGGTCTTCTTGCAGCTGGGTGATGATCAGCTGCTGTTGGTCGAAGAGGAGCTTGTCCCGCGCCATGGCGGCGGCCTTCTTGCGTCCGTCAAAGTCTGCTTGCTGCGCGGTTATGGCCAGGGCGTGGTCTTGCTCCTGTTTGATGCGCTCGTTCTTCGCCCGGATCTTTGCGACCATCCATGTCCCGGCGCCCGTGAGTATGACCAGCACAATGGGAAGGATGAGCTGCACCGCGACAGGAAGCGCCCATGCGAGGTCTTTAGTTTCCTCAGGCATTAGTACCCCCAGCACTGGTACTGGATGTATAGCTGGGTTCCGGACGGTACGCCGTTGACCACGAACTTGATGGCGGACCGGCTTGTGCCGTCGGCCACCATGTTGTAACTAACTGGGCCGCCAGTGGTGTGCATCCGCATCAGCACCGTGGAGACCAGCTTGGTCGGGAATGCCTCAGGAAAGACGATGTACGCGACGCTGTAGGCGTCGAGGGTGACGGATACCTCGAGGGATTTGAAGATGGGCGGCGCAGTTCCTTGCCCGATCTGGATTATTAGACGCGGAGCCCATACCGACCCGTCCCAGGTCTCCTCGGGGAGACCATCGCTGTCGAGCCGAGTGACCCTCTGTCCCCTGAATGGGGAGGTAATCTCGGCCCGCTCTGCCACGTTCCGAACCGGGATCGAGGCTCCCCGGGCCGCGGTGTGCCGCCACACCTGTGTCGTCGTGTTCGGTGACGCGGTGGTGGACGCAGCCCCAGCGAAGATCTGGTGTTCGGACAGGATCAGGGCGCCGGCTGGGACAGTCCCGGTCGGGCGTACAGGAGACGCGGCGGCTGTGCCCGAAGTGACGCCAAGAATTGCGTCGTTGTTCGCGTCGCCCTTCTCCTGGTCATTCTGCTTGATCCACACCAGATCCCAGCGGGACCCCGTGGCGGGGGCATTCGCCGTGGCCACAGTGCGGTTTGCAATCGTTGCCCCCGCCGTGGTGGGTGTGTACACGCCATCACCGACAGCGCGGGCCATTACAGTCGCTGCCTCGCCGACCAGGTACGTCATGGGTGCGGTCGATGCCGTCGGCGTGACCAAGTTGGTGATGCCCTGAACTAGCACCCCAGAGCGTGGAACACCCGGCGCGTTCTCCGCATACTGGCCAGCCAGCGCTAGACGGTGTTCCTTCGGGGTCGTGCCGATGGCACCGATCTGCCGGACGCCCGGCCCACGATTCACGCTCATAAAGTGCCTCCCATTGCACGGAATGCCACCTTCAAGGCGGCGATGTCATCAGAGTTGTTGGTGATTTGTACTTGCAGGTCCTTGACGACGTCCAGCAGAGCGACGCCAAGCAGGTCGTAGCGGATGCCATCGATCTGCGGGCCCTTGCCGTCGCCAGCGTCATGCCAGGAGATGATCTCGGGCAAGTACTTGTGAACCTCTTCGGCGATGAGGCCGTATTCGTCCTTAGCCCCGCGGAGTCGTTGGACTGGTCCCACGGCCGGGCCGCCTTCCGGAGTTACCGCTGGGAGCATGGACGGCTTGCGGTCGAAGATCACGGACCGCAGCTGCAGCACGGCTGCCGCCTCTACCGAGTAATCTCGGATGTTCTCCTTGTACCGGCGCGATGACGTGTTTTTCCCCAATAGGTTGTTGGCGTCGTTTCCGACCCACACCGCCACGAAACTTGTGCCGGCCACTGGGTTGTTGAAGGCCCGCGATGAGCCGTTGGCCATGGCCGCCGTCCCCGCGTTTGCAGAGTTGGAGGCAGTGGCGACGGTGCCGCTGATGTACCCGCCGTCGATCGACGTATTGGAGGCGGCCCAGCCAGGCTTGCCACTGATCCCTAGCCATGAGACACCGCCGGAGACGAGCAACTGCACCCACACATTGTTGGTTGCGTCCCAGATCTCGCCACCGTACTTCCCCGGAGCGGAGAGCAGCGGCCCGAAGCGAGCGACTGGACGCTCGGTCACATCCAGGGTGACGAAAGCTCCATCACTGGTCTGGATGTAAGTAACAGTCTTACCCGAAGTGCCAATCGCCTGGATACCGGTGGCATCCACACGGATGCCACCCACCGGGCCAGTGATCGACATCGACAACTGAGGAGCAGCCCGTTCGAGCTTGCCGATACGGAGGCCCAACTCCTTGAGGAGATTCATGAAAGCGACGACCGGGTCAGGCTCACGCGTGCCCCTCGGGATTCCGTCTAGGTCATCCATTTCTTAGGCCCTCCCTTGGATTGGGGCGAGAGTGATCTTCACCGTCTCGGTGTGATCCCCGTCGATCGCCATCATCCGGACACGGACCGGTCCTGGATCAAGGATCGGATGGTAGTCAGGGATGATGGCCTGGGCCCAGTGCCCTGGCAGGTAGGTGCCAAGCTGTGGCGTGGCGTTAGCCCGGACGGACACCGACCAGTCCTCGATCGGATACTTCGCGGCCGCCATGCCGGCATCCGCATAGGCCTGCAGTAGGCCGAGGTCTTCGACATCCTTGGATGCCACGTCGACTTCCGTCCATGGGTAGCCGGCTGTGTCGATCAGAGTGGTGTCCTGAGCCCACCTGAGCATCATGTCTTGTTCTGACCCGGCGCCAGGCTGGTAAGCCTTGGCCGCCATTTTTGTAGCATCTTCCACTACACCGAAGCCGACAACGCCAGACTTTTCGACGGAGCCGTCCCAGATCCAGTCCGGCCCAGCCTGCACCAGGAGGGGACTGTCGTCGGTCCCGACCTCCATGACCCATTCCACATACCGTTGATCGTCACCACGGAATCGCGGCCGGAATCGGATGTCTGGGCCGCGCTGGACGCCGGTCAGGTTCTTGAGTAGCTGCCCGAGCCACGGCAACATGTAGCCAGGCTCGTGCCTCTCATTGATCCCAGCCAGCAGCTCCGGCAAAACGATCGGCAAACCGGGATTATTGGGGTTGGTCTGGATGCTAATCCTCACGAGCTCCCGAGCGATGGACCCCAGCGTCTTACCGACGACGTCAATGCTCGTCTCCGTCGTTGACTTCCCGGCCGCGAGCGCGACCCAGTCGAGGGCTTTGATGGTGTCGAGGATGGACCAGAGCCCAGCGGCGGAGACTTTGCAGGTTTCCTTTGCTGGGTCGTAGGCGCGTTTCCAGATGGGGCCTGCCTCGAGGATTGTGTTCCCGTAGCTGATGCCCATGAATTGTTTGAGCGGTGCTGTGTTCGCCCTGAGGTTGAGGCGGGCGACTTCGCGGGAGCGGACCTGCAGCGTGCCTTCGATTGAACCGGCATCATTGAGACGCTGCCCCCAGGGCGAGGCAGAGACGGGCAGGTCCGCCGTAATTAGGCCGGTGACCATCTCGCCCACAAAAACCCGATACCCGGTGTTTACCACCATGCCGGGGTCACCTCCGTCTTCAGTAGTGCGTTGGTGGATCCGGGTGCCTCAAAGAGCCATGTGCCTGTCTGGCCCTTACCCAGGCGTACCCACTCGCGACGGACCAGCTGCGCGCCGCGGTCGCCGTCGTCGTCCAAGGTCACTGAGCCGTCGGCGGTATCGAGGCGGATTACTTGCCCGGTGATGACGGCGCCTGCGTAGACCAGGCGCCGCCCTGTTCCGATTTCCGTGATGGAGAAGCCGTTGGGGCAGCTGCCGGTGATGGTGTAGACAGGTGCGGTGTCGGCGGTCCCCACGTTCGTCAGGGACACAATGCCGGGCGACCCGGCGGCGCCATAGTCCAGCACGCCTGTGCTGCCTACCGTGTAGAGGTCGTAGCCGAGCCCGCCACCATCCACCGGCACACCCGTGGACCCAGAGAGGGTTTGGCCGTACTTGCGTGGGTCCGCTGCGGTGACTTGAATTTGGAAGGGGTAAATTCCCGGCACTTCCCAGCCGGGAAGGTCAGAGCCCGTGGCAAGACTCACGGAGGCATGCAGGACGCCGAAGATCGGATCATCGACGACCAGCATGCCCTCGGTCCCGTCGGCCAAGGCAGATGAGAGAGCCTCGTGCGCGGCCAACAGGGCAGCCTCGGTGGGGAGGTTCGCGCGCCCTTCAATAGTGATCAGCCGACCAGTTCGCCAGCCGCGCTCGGAGAAGTCGCCGTGCGCCCACAAACGCGGCGTGGTGTCCTTCCTGACACCCGGGGTGCCCTTCCATCCGGGCATCCTGAGTGCCTTCAGGAAATAGCCCTCCGGTGCCCACTGATTGAGTTGCAGTGCACCCAGAGTGGCAACCATTTGGCTGGCTGGCATCTTATACAAAGTCGTCATCAGACACCTGCCTTCCACATGATCTGTTCAGCCATGCCGCGCGCTTGCGTTTCAGAGTCCACGCCGTCAGCCTTCTCGACGTTGAAGGTCTGGTTGTAGACCGTCGACGCCGCTGGCATTTGAGGTTCTGGCAAGCCGTTTCCTAGGCCGCTGAAAGCGTAGTTGCCGCCGATTCCAAGTTCCGGATCGATGCCGTTGGCGATCATCCACGACACATCACCGAGGGTGTTCTTTAGCGACGGCATTGACTTCTTGATGCCCCCTTGAAGGCCGTCCATGATCCATCCACCCGCAGGGACGAGCAGGGCCAAGTCGTAGGCTTTGGGGCCCTTGTGGTCCTTGATCCAATCGCCGATGCCACCAACGAAGTCCTGAACACCCTTGAACGCACCCTGGAGCCCGGACAAGAAGCCATCCATGATTTGCTGTCCGGCATCAGCGAGCAGCCGACCCATGTTGCCAAGAGCGCCGAGGATCAAGCCGGGCACGCCCCTGACCCAGTTCACCAGATCGAAGAACTTGTTCACCGCTGCATCCTTCACAGCGCCGATCCACCCGGCCATGTTGCCAGCCAGGCCGCCGATTGAAGCGATCCCGTTGAGGACCATGCCCGGCACGCCTTTGACCCAGTTCACAAGCTCGAGGAACTTGCCCACGGCCGCATCCTTCACCGACAGAATCCAGGCTCCAACTTGAATGCCAAGCAGCGCCAAGGCGATGAGGGCATTCACGATCATCCCCGGGATGCCCTGCACCCAGGCGACGAGCTCCATGAACTTGGAGATGGCCGCATCCTTGACCGACAGGATCCAGGCCCCGACCTGCAAGCCAAGCATGGCCAGGCCGATGAGGGCGTTGACGATTTGCTGCGGGATGGACTGCACCCAGGCGACGAGGCCGGTCCAGATGCTGATGGCCATGTTGACCATGTTGGTGATGGCGCCGCCCAAGATCGTGTCGATCTGGGCGAGTCCTGCCGTGAAGAATCCGGCAATTTTTTGGAATGCGGAGACGAAATAGCCGGGGATTTTGTCGAACTGGCCGGTCACGATGGCGATGATCACGGCGAGGACGGTGGCGACGGCTGTCTGTAGGATCTCCCACCCTTGGGTGAAGATGACCTTGACGATGGCCATGCCGGCGGCGAATGGTGCGGCCAGGTTCCCGGCGAAATCTTTCACCATACCGATCGTGTTGGAGAAGAAATCGACGAACATGCCCACCGTGTTCGTTCCAAAATCTGAGAACATGCCCAGGGTGTCGGAGAAGAAAGCGGCGAAGAATGCAGAGATTTCTGACCAGTGCTCGACGATCCACTGGATAGCGAACCCTAGTGGCCCGATCAGCAACGAGAGCAGAAGCCCCCAGTTCTGGCCGATCCACGATACGACACTGCTCATGATCCCGGTGAACCAGTCGATAAATCCTTGCCAGGCTCCTTGAAGGAATCCGACAACAGAATCCCAATTCTTTACCAGCAAGATGATGACGGCGATAAGTGCAACGATCCCGAGGATGATCCAGCTGAGCGGGCTCACGAAGAGGACGCCATTAAGGACGGCCTGAACGACGGCCCAGGCCGCAGTGGCACCACGAACGACGGCGGTGTAGGCCGCGTAAGCCTTGGTCGCGATCGAAATGGCAAGCATCGTCGCCTTGAACGCGAGGAAGCCAGCGCCCAAGGCGACGATGACACCTACAAGAGTATTCGCGCCAGCCTCAGTCGACATGAAGCCATTGACGACGTCGGCAATGCCCAAGACGATGCCGTTTACGACAGGCAGCAAAGCCTGCACAGCGACCAGCAGGGCGCCTGAGAGCGTCCCCGCGAGTGTTCCTGCGGACTCGGCAAGCTGTGGCAGCACAGGGGCTAGGGCGGCCATCAGGATACCCATGGGCGAGAACGCATCGACGAGGTCGCCGATGCCGCCAGCCTGCTCCGCCATCGGACCGAAAGCATCCCACAAGTTGCGGATAGCGAGGCCGATGGATTCGAGGATGCCAGCGAACCCGCCGGAGGTTACGTCGTTGCCGCCCTCCCTCAAGCCAGACACAAATGCGACGACGCCGCCAACAACTTCGTTGAACATATCGCGGGCCTTGTAACCCACCGTGGCAATCGTGGAGAGGCCACTTTCCAAGGCGCCACCATCCAGGCGGGGCATCGTGAAACCTGTGACGAACGAGCTGAACAAGGACTGCAAGGTTCCAGCGGCAACCCCAAGTTTCCCGAACCACGTAACAGCCGCGTTGCCGAAGCTATCGATGGCCGGGCCCATCTTGCCCTGGAACCACTCGCCGAACTGGGTTGAAAACGGTTTCAACACGGCCGTGAGCCCGTCAACGGCCTTGCCTATGGCATTGAAAACCATCTTCATCAGCGGCATAAACCAGCTGGTAAGGACGACACCGAAGCGAGAGAACGCGGCCTTCATGTTCGCGAAAGCACCGCGTGTCGTGTCACCGGACTTCAATGCGGCCCCACCGAGGCCAGCCTCCATGGCGTCGGCGAAGATCTCGAAAGAGACCTTGCCGTCGGATGCCATCTTCGACGCCTCGGCAGCTGTGACACCCATCTGCTTGGCAACCATTTGCAGGACCGGCACGCCGGAGTCCTGCAGCTGTGCGATCACATCGCCCTGCAACTTGCCTGACGCTGCAACCTTGTTGAAGATCGAGCCCATCGATGCCATATCAGTCTTGGCAATGGTGGCCGAGTCGCCCACCAGCTTAAGGACCCGCTCGAGGTCCCTGCCCGGCTGGATACCAGCAGCAACTGCGCCGGCGGCCGTGGAGGCAGCTTCGCCCATGCCGAAGGCCGTGCCCTTGACAGAGGCCATGGCGTTCGCCATGATCGCCGCCACGCTCTCTGTCGAGTTGCCCAGGCCCAGCAGGGATGCTTCCGCGTCCTCGATTTGAAGCTGCCTAGCGATGCCGCCCTTGATAGCCAGGCCAGTGACGATGCCGCCGACAGCTGCGACAGCACCGGTAACGATCTTGCCGACCTTTAGCGCGGCACTACCAACGGCGGACAGCAGGGAGTTGCCAGCCTTGTCACCAGTTCTCTGACCGGTGACAGCGAAGTCGCCCATGGCACCGGTGGCGCCGGCCAGGTTCCTGTCGAAGTCGGTGGAGTTGAGTCGGAGGTAGCCCACCAGTTCGCCGATGGTAAGTGCCAAGGTGGGCCACCTCTCTTATTGTTTAGTTATTGATTTCCCGCTTGTTTCTTGGGCGGGTAGAGGCGGCGTTGGAGCCGGGACTCTATGGCGAGAAGGCCCATGATCTTGTTGGCCAGCCACCGCCAGGACCGCTGCTGCAGGATCCCGGATTCCATGTCGATGCCGACGTCGAAAAGGTCGGCTTCGATGAGCGCCCAGTTGTCCAGGAGCCGTTCCCAGGTCAGGGGGTTTTCGGCGTTATGGCCTTCCGGGTACTGGTAGTAGTCCGAGATGCCGGATTCTTCGTCGTAGTTGCCGCGGCCGTACGGGTCCGGGTCGCCATTCGGCGCGCCTCCCTGTTCGGCGCTTGTACTTTTCCCCCCGAGTTGAAGTACTCTTCGGCAAATTCTGGGCCTTGGGTGGCGTGGAAGATGGCCGTGAGTGCGCAGAGTTTCATCTCTTCCCAAGTGACGCCGTCTTCAGTCATTTCGTCCCAGGCTTCACCGATGGCGTCGCGGTAGATGCTGATCTCTTCGTCGTCGGAGAGGAGCTCTTCGTCGCGCTCCGTCATGACGTACTCTTTGCCGTCCTTTTTCGCCTGTGCGGCTTTGGCGGCGACGTTCATGATGTCCTGCATGCGCAGGCCCACCTCGGCATTGATCGGTGGGATGACGTACTCTTTGCCGCCGATGGGGAGGCTGAGGGTGCTGTCGAGGGTTTCGCGTAGGTCTTTGAAAGCCATGATTGTTTCTCCTTGATGGGTGTTGAACTATCGAAAATTCTGGATGGTTGGTGCCTTCCTCGCAGGCGCGACCGAGGTGCTCACGCCTGCGAGAAAGGGGTTAGGGGACGCGGGTGAAGGTGATGTCCGCGGTGGTGTAGCCGGTGCCACCAGTGGTGACGTTGATGTCGACCACGGCGCCGTCCTTGACACTTGCCGTGGCAACCGCACCGGTGCCAGGACCAGTGATGACCACGGTGGGCGGCTTGGTGTAGCCGGAGCCGCCCTTGCCGATCGTGGCGCCCTTCAGGACGCCAGCGGCCAAGATGGCGGTCGCGGATGCGTCGGCCGTGGTGCCGCCGGTGAAGGGCAGCAGCTCGCCGCGTCCGGTCAGGGAGAACGCGGCGGTCTTGAGGTCGGTCTTGGGGCCGCCGTTCTCCGTGAAGGTGGAGTCGGCAACACCCTTCCAACCTTCGCCGCTGAGCTTGTCAAAGGCGCGCCAGTGCACGTAACCGTCCTCTGCGACACCGATGCCAGCAGCCCGGAGGATCTCCTGACCGGGGTCCTTTGCGAGGCCACCGCGGGGAATCTTCACTTTCCCCTCGACCTTGTAGCCGAGGCCGGTCGAGGTCGAGGAGGACCAGACACCGCCGTCGAAGTCGCCGTCGTCTTCCTGGTTCTTCTCGATGGCCGGCGGGGTGAACTCGGTGATGCCACGGACGGGCACGTAGGTGGTGGGTTCGGTGCCGTCGGTGTAGGCGGCGGTTTCGAAGGCCCAGTCGGAGAGCTGGCCCGGTGTGATGGGGTTGGACATGGTTGGTGCTCCTAATCGGATCGGTGCGCCGCTTCACGGGTGCACTGGATGTAGTAGTTGGCGGTGTGCTCGAGGCGGTTGGCGGCGTCCGGGCCTAGCCGGGCCCCGGACTGGTGCCAGATGCGGACGATGGGGATGCCGCTGATGGTGACGTTTTGCAGGTCGTGGAGCGTATCGAATAGGCCATCGAGGATGTCCTTGTCAGTGGTGCGATTTCCCGGCTGGCCACGTACCCGGCATTGCAGGCCGATGATGCTGTCGGTAGTGCCGCCGTCGTCCTGAACGGGGTACAGGGCCAGGGCAATGGCCCCGTCGGGTTTCTGCGGGAGGACATCGGCCGTGATGGCCGTGTCGGTCAGGTTGTAGGCGCCAGTGACCGACCACGCCCCGACCCCGGAGGCATCGAGAAGTTCGGCAATACCAATCAGCAGGTTGGTGTTGAAGCCCATCAGAGCTCACCCCGCATCGACTTGGCGATGATGTCGCGCGCTGTGGCCGTCTCGGCGTTTAGGGCGTTCTCCAAGTACTTCGCCTCGCCCTCGCCGATGTGCCGTAAGGACAGATCCTCGTGTTGTTTCACCGCGTAGGGTGTGTCGAAGTAGACGGAGGCTTCGAGCTTGGCCGGGTCGAGGTCGTAGTCGCCGGAGCGGCGTAGGTCGCCTTCTTCGCGGGGTGCCCGGATGATGGCTTCACCAATGATGTGCTCGGCGGCCAGACCAATACCGCGTGCTGCGGCGTCCCTGGTCTTGTGGGACACGGCCGGGTTTGGTGCCCACTTCCATCCAGCAGCCAAGGCAGCCTCCTTAGGTGAGCGCGATCTTCAGGTGGTCTGGCAGGCCAAGGTCACCGGAGTCCCGGTTGCTTACCTTGATAACCGTGGCGTCCCTACCAGGTAGGTGCACGATGGATTCCGGAGGGAAGCTGCCCGTCCATGCCTTGTCGACGACGTACAAGGTGGTTTCGCTGACGACGGTGTCACCGGCCATGGTGCGGACCATAGCCCGGGTGTCGTCGATGAAGCACGGCACCGGCCCTGCTGTAGGGCCGTAGATGGTGACCATGCCGCCCTCGCCCTGGTAGGGGTCGACGGTGACAGCGTGAACCATGAACTCTGAGAATTCCTCGGTCACAGCGGCATCACGAAACCCTCGAGCAGCCCGGCCTGCTGCAGGGCGTAGAACGCGTCAGGGCCGAGGACGCCGGCGGCGTCTGCGCGTGCCTGGGCAGTGAACACGTAGGTCGAGTATTGGATGGATGCGCCGCCGATGGACTTCGACATCGCCATGGGGGACACCCCGGCCGCGCCCAGTGTGGGGTCGACTTTCATGGTGTCCCAGAACTGGGCCTGCGCCGTCGTCGCGTCCCGGAACGCTTCGACGACCTTGGCGTCGATTGGCATCCCTGCCGGGTCGGTCGCGTAGAACGCGGTGACCGTCTCGGAGTAGACGAGGTTTGATGCGGACCGAAGGAGGCTCACAGCGTTGGCCGGGGCTGGCTTCGGGGCCATCCAATCGGCCAGATCATATTCGGTTGCGTAGATGCGCATGGTGAGCCTCCTTCGGGTCTACTTGGCCGGGGTGCCTTCGATGGCTTCAGTGATGGACTTTCGGTCCTTGCCTGCGCGCTCGGCTTCGAGGATTCGAACCACTTCGGCGTCGTGCGCTTCAGAGTCGGCGTCGTTGATGGCTGCGACGTAGGCGAGGACCTCGTCGACGTTGTGCTTGGCCGGATCGAATGGATCATCAGCGTTATCCTTGGCGGCTTCGCACTCGACCTTGTAGCCCTGCCGGCCAAAGTACTCCAGCGAAGCTACGTCGTCGGATTCTCCGACACCGTCGGTGAAGGTAACGCCGACGACAACGCCGTTGAATCCCTTAACGGGGGTATTGATGGTTGCCATGTTGGCTCCTAAAATGTGTGGTTCCGTGCGTCCCTCAAACGAGGGACGCACGGATAGCTAGCGGACCTTGATGTTGCGGAATACCGCAGCGGCCTTAGTGGCCTTCAGCGCGACAGCAACGGGGCCAAGCTCGACCTCGCCCTTCTTCACAGCGCCAGCCTGGGAGAAGTCAGGCATCCACGACTGCACCAGCTGGCCACCCACGGTCGAGACACCGTGGAAGCCATCGATGCCGACCCGGTAGGCGTACAGGTCAGTCAGCCCCGTCTGCGCGGTGCCGACGGTGCGGTTCTCCACCGGGATGATGAGGTTGGAAGAACCAGCGACCTCACCAGCGTCGACGAGGATGATGTTGCCGTACATCTCACGGACGATCGGGCGACCATTCTGGCCCAGCAGGTCTTCGACGGGATCCTTCACATATTGGCCAGCGCGGCGCACCGCGGCACGGACTCGGGCCAGTGAGGTGGCGTTTCCAACGATGACTGTTGGGGAGCCGTCCAGCAGCCCAAGGAACTCATCGATGGCGTCGAGGGCCTTGAACTCGGCACGGTTGTCCGTGTCGAAGTCGGTCCAGTTGGTGACCTGGCCTGCACGGAATTCCGTGGCGGACCCGGTCAGTGCTTTGTCCAGGCCATCGAAGCCGTTGGCATCGGTGGCAATGTCACCGTTGATAACCAAGTCCTGGAACTTAGTGCGGGCGGCCTTGATCTTTTGCTGCATGTTCAGCGTGACGTTGCTGGACGCGGCGGGGCCGATTTTCGCCGTGACACGGTCCACTTCGAAGGAGCCACCCATCACCGCGAGCGTGACGGACTTCTTCTCCGTGGTGACGTTCTGCGGCGTGTACTCGCTGTTGATGGCTCGAGTTGCGGCCGTCGGCTGCGTTACCTGGCGGCGGTAGCCGTAGTCCAGGGTGGCGCCGCCGCCTGCGGGGTTGACGACGTCGTCGAAGATGAGCGAGTCGAGGATGGCGGATTCCTTCCGGAATTCGTCGATGACCGCGGGATCGTAATCCTCGACGGCGTTGTTCTTTGATTCGACCAGTGTTACGGCCATGGTGTGCTCCTAGCGGGTTAGTTGCCGTAGTGGGTTTTCACTGCGGCGTCAAGAGATGTGAACTTCGGTTTGGCACCTTCGCCGGACCCGCCGGTGAAGTTGGTGCCGCTCTTGCCGGCCGCCAGGACCGCCTTGAGCTTGGGGTTGTTCTTGACCGCATCCTCGATCGCCTTGGTGATTCCGGCGGTGTCGGTTGGTTCAAGGGCCGCGATCTTCGCCAGGAAGGCGCGGGAGTCGAGGAGGGCGTCGGCGTCTGCACCGGACTTCCCTGCGAGCCGGAATACTGCGAGCTCCGTCTTGGCTGCCTTCGCGTCGCTGTCGCGTTCGGCGAGGGCTTTGGTGAGCACGTCAGCGTCGGGCTTTTCGTCGCCCTTAGCGTCGGGATTGAGGGCTTTCTGGATGGCGGCTAGGGTCTTGGCTGCTACCCGCTCGTCCCCATCCGCCTTGCGGAGGTCGGCGATCATCTTCTGGACGGCTGGATCGAGGGATTCGACCTTGCCGTCCCATGCCTTAGCGGCATCCTGCTGCCCGTCTCCGGACTTGGCAGCGTCGCCTCCTGCTGCAGCAGCAGCACCGGCCGCTCCCTGTTCGCCCTGGGTACCAGCTTGCTCGCCTGCACCATCGCTACCCTCGGCCGCTGCGGCGCTCATCGTCGCGCCACCAAACGTGCCTCGGTGGAGGGCGAAGAGTGCGGCGAGGCCGCCGGCGGCATTGAGGTCGATGCCGTGCGGGGCGCGGACGTTCTTAGACATGAGTTCTCCTAGTTGTATTGATGTGAGTGGGTTGGGTTAGGGTCAGCGATAGACCGGCAGCACTGGGCTGCCGGCTGGGAAGGAATGGCATGTCGATTCTTGTGAGCTACGCCGGGGCAAGCAGCGCATACCCGCAGACTGACAACGATGACTACCGCTGGGGTTATCAGATAACTGGCAGCGGGAGTCTCGCTATTGTCCGCGCCGATGTGAAAGGGAATGCAATCATCGAGTCCGAGGTTTCACCCAGCGCCTGGGTAACCGTCGAGGGTTCTCGATTCCTAGGGGACCTATCGAAGCTGGAGGGCGCCGCCGGGACACTGAAGATGCCTCCGGCCCGATTCATCCAGCAGTAGGCAGTTCATCTATTGCGGCTACCGCGCCGTGGTGTTTGTCCTGTAACTGAGGTTTTTGCGGCCGTTGTCTTCGCGCCAAGCCTTGAATTCTTGTTGCTTGGCGCGAAGCTTCGCCCTCGTGGCCGCAGCTTCGGGGCCGCCCAGTTCTTGATCTATGGCGTCCCGGCGCTTCAACTCGCGAATACGGCGCTCGAACGCCCGCTGCTGCTCCCTCAACGCATTGCCCTCAGGGTCAGCCACAGCCGGTTCACGCTTCGTGATCCCCGGCAAATAGATTGACATCGCATGCCGGCAGTTGTTGTGGAACAGACCAGCCTGCCGGGCCGCGTCCAGCGTCGCGTAGACCCGGACACCGTCGCTGAGCTTCTCGGCCCGGCGGGCCCCGGTCAGCGAAAGCACCTTCCCTTCAAAGGGGCGGCACATCCTGCATTCCTCGATGGCGTCGTCAACAATGACCAAGTCCTGCTCAAGGCGGGCCAATCGGTCCACAACGCCTTGAAGTGAAGCGTTCATAGCGCCGGAACGGACAGCCATCTCCGTGTAAGAAGCCATATTCCAGCGCCGCCCGGACTTGTCCTGGAACGAGGTAATCCCGTTCTGAGCCAGCCTCACCAGGGCCGCGCGGGAGGCTTCCCTCCGCGTCAAAACACCGAGAGACACTTGCGCTGTAGTGCGGGTGATGACCTGCTGATACATGTCGGTGACGGCCCGCCGGATCTGGAACATCTGTGCTGGCAGGGTCTCCACGGTCGAGGCGACCATGGTGCTGATGGCTGAGTTCGGCGCAACCGGCGCATAGCCGACCGCACTTGCCAACCCCGCCGACGCCGAGGCAGATCCCCCAGAATAGGCCAAGGTCAGCGCCTTCTCAATCGCCCCAGGAGCGTCGGTGGCGAGACCGGCGAGGATCTCATCAACAACGACCAGTAGACCTTGGATGCTGGCCAGCTTCAACTGCGCCCAACCCGGATCATCCAAGCCCTTGGCCAGCGTCGCGGCTACCTTAGCAATCAGGGACGTCTCGGCATCGGCGAACAGTTCACGGATGGCCTTGGCTAGATTCGCAGCGTCATCGGGTCGCATAGCCGCCCCCGTCCCTGGTTAGAAGCCCGGCACCCCAACACCACCGGCACCGACGGTTTCCGGATCGGTTAGTGGAGGTAGCTGGTTGTCCTCACGAATCCGGGCCACCTCCAACCCCACCTCGACATCGTCAAGGGAGGGGTTGGCGCGGCGGACACGGGTCTCGATCGACGCCGATAAGGATGCGGCGTCGAGGCTGTTCTGCCGTGCCACAGCCTCAGGATCGTCCTGCACCCCGTCAGGGAATGCCACAGACACCGGCAGCGTCTTCGCTCCGCCCTGGGGGAACATTATGGCGTCGATAGCCAGCGTCTTCGTGAGGATCTGCTCTAGCGCTGGTTTCAGGCCAAGGATTTTCCGGCGCCTCGTGGTGAAGCTGAGCGCGGACCGTGCCGCGACCTCGGTGGCCGTGATCGCGCCACTGCTGCCGGCACCGTCGGACATGCCGAACGTCATGGGTGAGTAGCCGGCGGCGGTGAGGATGATGCGGCGGAAGTGGTCGATGGCTTTCATGAAGTCGTCAGTTCGGATGTCGAACTGAACTTTCTCGATGGCCATCTTCGCATCGGATGCCGATGATGGTGCGGCCTTGACGGGGGTGAAGATGGTTTGGTCAAGGTCGAACCCTGCACCCAATCCGGCGCCGAGGTCTTGGAGCATGGACGCACCGACGATGAGCCGGCCCTTGCCGAGCCGGATGTCGCGGAGCCAGGTCGAGTAGAGCTCGTCGAGTGCGTCGAGTTTCTGCTCTACGCCCTCGAGGTCAGAGCGACCCAAGTTACTGCCGATGGGGTCGCTCCGCCACAAGGCGGACGGGGTGATGTTCGGGGCGTAGGCGACAGCCAGGCCAGCCGTGTTGGTGCTGATGCGGCCCTCGGCGTCCACCTCGTCAGCGAGCTCTTTGGTGGCTGTCTGGTCGATGAGGGGGACAAGGCGGCCGAGGTTGTCCTTGGTGCCTTGATAGAGGCCGTGGTAGACAACGCCGATGTCTTCCTCGACGGTGTGGTGTTCGAGGTGCCGCCATACGGTGTTGTTCTCGGTTTTGACGACACGCCAGAACGTGACGCCGGTGAGGACACCCCAGGCGAATGTTGGCCATGCTGCGTCGGCATCGACTTTGGTGACGAAGGCGTGGTCCTTGACGGTGGAATCCCAGCCTGCCCGGAGGTACACCCCGCCGAGGGCCGCGCTGATTTCGGCGGCCGCGACGATGGTCTGTTCGAAGGCGGGGCCTGCGATGATGTTGAGCCGTGCCTGGGCGTCCTTTTCGCCTTCTTCGACGGTTGCCGTTGACGGTTCAGCGAAGAGCAGGTTCGCGGCGGTGCGGCAGATCTCCTGCGCGAGGCTGACGTGAATGGTGGCCTTGTCGGGCTGCCCGTTCGGCTTGGCTCCGAGGAACCATGTGCGAATCCGCTCCAGCACGCCTTTGCGGGTCTTGCCAGCACCGTAGATGTCGGCGAGGGTGCTGGTGGCGTTGGAGTACCAGGCACCGTACTCCGCGAGCTTCGGGGTGATCTGGGCGAGCTCGGCTGGCGGCCATGCGAGGCCGTTCTTGGGCAATGCCATGGGTGGCCTCCTCGGCGTCGTTGGTGGTGGCTACTGAGCTAGGCCGGGAATTCGAGCCCCGCGCGGGATCAGCGGGGACTCATCAGTGTGGTCGCTGCCACGGTAAGCGATGCCGGGCTTCTTGCCGGTGCTGATCTCGATGGGAATCTCGATCGTGCCGATGGGCTTAGGCTCGTCGGCCCCGACCTGAATCAGCAGGGTCGCGGTGATGGTCTGGATGGTTGCCATGGTGTTCTCCTTATGCGGCGAGGTCGACGTAGTCACGCCAATTCGACTCAGTAGTAGTGATGACGTACCGGCCACCGTCGAGGGAGTGGTCACCGACCTTGAGCGGCTTGTCCTCACCCTTGGCAGTCGCCTTGTCATCCCACGAATACGCGGGAGCCTCTTGGATGAACCCCTCGCACCTGTCGGCGATGAGGAGCTTCCCCGTAGACAGCAGCGAGGCGGTAGTGCGAATGCCATAGAGGACGTTGTTGTCGGCGTTAATGACGTTGTTGACACCATCGGCAGCCAGCTGCACCTTGAAAGATGCGGCGGCCGGGTCGACGATCGTCCACTCCGGCTTCAGACTGTTGACGTAGGGCAGATGCGGCTGGTCCATCCAGTCGCGCATGCGCTGACTGATCTGCGCATCGGTTAGACGCAGCTGGGCTTGCTTGGCGTCGTACCGCCACTCATCGACCATGTAGAGACGGTTGTCGTCGCCGAGGCCCAGCAGGAGGGCAGTGGAGGCGTTGGTCGTGCCATAGTCGATGCCGACGCCGAGGAGGCGCTGCATCGGTGGCAAGGAATCCCACGGTGTGATGTGTTGCTTGGGGTCCCACATGTCGTAGATGGCGCCCTCGGCTGCGACCCATTCGCCGAGGATGAAGCGGCGGTACCAGAGCCCTGTGAACTCTTGGCGGATCGAGGTCTTGTAGGACTCGGTGAGGGCTGGGTTGTCTTCGAGGGTGAAGTGCCAGGAGGACCAGTCGGCGAGCTTGGCGATGCGGTCGAGGAACTTCCGCTTGAGCCAGTGCGAGGGCGAATCGGGGTTGGAGGTGCCGAACAGTTTCGCCCTGGGCACTGACATGCGGCCGAGGAGTTGGGTGAAGAACTCTTCGGGGATGACGGTGATCTCGTCGACGTAGGCGCCGGCGACGGTCATGCCTCGGATGACCTTCTCGGCCTTGGCGTCGGATGCGCCGAGGACGTGGATGACGCGGCCGAGGATGCGGACGGTGGGGGCGCCGTAGTTGCCGATGACCTGGTCAGCGATCTTGCCAAACAGTGCGGCGTTCTGCAGCGGCCCGATGCAGTTGCGCCAGACAGCGTCGCGGGTGCGGCCGATCATGACGAGCTCACCGCCGAGTGGGGCGCGGGCGACGAAGATGATCCAGCGGAGGAGGCTGATGATGGTCTTCCCCGACCGGATGGACCCTTCGAGGACGTTGACGCGGGTGGTCGAGTGTCGGAGGAAGTGCAGCTGCTTCGCGCTGATCACATCGGCCGGCTTGAGGGGTTGGCCGACGACGCGGTCGTTGGTGATCAGGTTCTTGGGGCGTTCCATGACGGCGTTACTCATCGGGGATCCCGATGCCGTCAATGAGTTTCTGAATCATGGACTCCGCATCCTGCACGCCGCCGTCGTTGTCGAGCTTCTCGAGCTTCTCGACTTTGTCGACGGCGATGCCGACAGCGGAGAGTATGTTCTTCTTGTCGGCGAAGATGGGCTCGGGTAGCTGGGACTCTTCGTAGGTGTTGTCCTTGCCGCCGAAGTTGAACACGACGGTTGGTTCCCAGAGTTGCTTGCGGAGTCGGTGGGCGTCCTCGAGGAGGAGTTCCTTGAGTTCGGCGCGGCGGGCTTTGGCGTCGATGACCTTGGACGCTGTCGCTGCCCTGGTCCCGGTGCGGTCGAAGTCGAGGCCGGCGGCTTTGCAGACTTTGGAGACGGTGGATGGGGCGACGCCGGCTTCTTTGGCTATGGCGTTGCGGCTGGTCCCGAAGGTGTGGAGGTCGATGATTTGTTGGCGGGTGGTGTCTGAGATTGGTTTGACCACAAACTCATCACCTCCTAGGCAGTGGGTGGGGCGCGTTAGCAGGTCGGTTCATGGCAAGGGGAGAAAGGTACCCACGGTAAAAGACCCTCGAGCCCGCCATCACCAGTGTTGCAAGCGGCGTTTCGTGGGCCTGGTGTTGACTAGCGCGCCCCATGATTTGGGTGAGGCCCCGACGTCCTTGGGGGAATGGTCGGGGCCTCATGGTCAGCTTCAGAGTCGGCGCTGACTGGCCTGTACTGGGAAAGTGTGGGTGTGCGAGCGTTCGGTCGCCCAGCCAGTTCATCCGAGTATGTAACCAACATACCCTAAAAGTGATGCGGTGCAAGCACCGAGCACCATTAGGGGCGTGGCTAATTGCGGCGGCGTTCTGTCATGCGCTGAGCGACGCGGAAGACGTCGGCGACACGGTAGCCGGCCTCCCTCGTCTCGACGTCGCACTGCTGCGAAACATGGCCGAGGCGCTGCCAGTTCTCCAAGTGCTTCGGCGTGATCCTGACACCCTGCGTTGCCAGGGCGCGCACGACGACCGGGGCGGGGGCGAGGACATTCCAGGCGCTGGTGATGGCGTTCTCGCGCCGCCGTGCCACGTCCCAGTACACGCCGCAGCACTCGCACCGGGCGGTGTTGGCGTCGGCGGTGACGAAGAGTTCCTGATAGCACTCCACCGGCACGCCGTCAGGGTCCTCGAGGAGGCTGCCGCAAGCGCCGATGTGGATGAGCTCGGCGGGCAGGTCCACGATCTTCACCGCCGCCGCTGTCGCCTCCTCGAGCCGCTCCAAGTATCCGACAGCCCACGCCTTGCCGCCGATGTGTTTAGCCTGCCGTGCCTGCCACGGCCCGACGACCTTCGACAACACCGCGGCCGCCTCGATCGCCTCGAGGTTCATCGGCAGGCCGCGACCATACCCGCCACCCCTGGTCACGGTGAAAGCCACATGGTCCAGCCTCGCCGCCGTCACCCTCAAATCCGACAGCAACCCCGGCGCCCTCGCCAGCAGATCCCGCAACCCACCCTCACAAGTCCCACACAGGAACGCGTCAGCATGCAACAACCGGCTGCAACGGCACTCACGGCTCACAGCAGCGCCCCAACAGGTGCCGGGCTCGTGACGCCCGCGCGAGCCGCAACGCGACCGGGCGCGTGGGTGGGCACTGTCTCGGGCAGTGCGAGTTTGTTGAGGGCGTTGAGGTGTGTTTGGGGGAGGGAGTCCTCGAGGGGTTGGCCGTTGAGGCGGCATCCGATGGCGAGGAAGATGACGGCGTCGGCGAGGTCGTTGCCTGTGATGTCGATTTGTGGGTATCGGCGGATGGTTTGGGCTAGGACCATGTCTTTGCCTGCGTCTTTGCCGCCGCCTTTGCCGGTGGCGTACATCATGCGTTGGGCTGGTGTTGCGGGGACGATGTCGCAGCCTTTGGCGATGAGTTTTTGGTGGATGGCCCACCATAGGCCGGAGCGGTCGTGGGCGCTGGTGCTGATGGATCCGTAGCTGGGGGATTCGATGATGACCAGGGAGTTGCTGGGGACGTGCCCGACGATGGTTTCAGCGAGGCGCTTGATGCGCGCGCCTCGCATGTCCCAGGTGTCGGTCTTCTTGCCGGTGGAGCGAATGCGTTCTCGGTGGATGTGGCCTTCGTGGTCTTTGATGGCGATGCCCGTGCTGGTGAGGCTTGGGTCAATACCGACGATGGTGCGGTAGGTCATGGTGCTCCTAGAAAGGTGGTGGTTGGTCTGGGTCGGGCGGGATGCTGGCTGTTTTGATGTCTGGGAAGAGGAGTTCCCAGGGGATGGGGATGCCGAGTGGTTGGTGGCATTGGTGGTTGGGGGCGATGGGGTGTTTGTTGTGGTTGGCGTCGCGGGTTGCGAGGTTCCAGGTGTTGCGGTGGTTGATGGTGATGCCGTCCCAGACGATGCGGAGTTCGTGGGTGGTGCGGCCTTGGATGAGGGCTTGGAGTTCTTGGTTGGTGGTGAGGAGGGTGGTGTCGGTGGTGGTTGCCCAGGTGTAGTCGTGGTCCCAGTCGAGGGCTTGGAGGACTGGTACACCGCATTTGTGGCAGGGGATGAGGTTGGCGGTGGTGCCGAGGCGGGGAATGGTGAACTCGATGCTGTCGGCGAGCCAGTTGGGGAGGGCGTTTAGCCAGGCGTCTTTGGGTTTGCGTTGGCGGGGTAGCTCCGTTTTTGGGAAGAGCGCTGCTTGCGTCAAGGCAACACCAGTGGCCGAGGTGGCCAAGGATTTGCTAAGTCGGGCCGCGTGCGTGTATGCGCGCGCGTGAAGCGAACAAACAAGAGATGTGCCACTTTGGGGTTTTTGGGGGCGTATTTGAGGGTGGTGTGTGTCTCCCTAATTTGTCGATAGTGGCACAAGTGGCGCAGCTTCGTTGTATAACGATTTGCTCGTAGGTATCGGTTTGTAAGGTGTTTCGTTGTGGAGTGGCACAGGTGGCACAACATTCGACGAATGATTTCGTCAATTTTTGAGGACACAAGCACACAAGGTGCACAAGTATTGAGGAATGGATAAATTGCATTGCCCATCATGCGGGCATCTCGTCGGAGTTGTTGAAGTTGCCGTCCCTGCCCCATCGGAGGTGCCGTCGTTGCCAAGGAAGGGCCCGGCTGTTGACCCTGCAAATGGGTGGCATCCGCTAGTGGCCAAGTGGTGGTCTGCCGAGGGCTGGGATGGTTGGGAGTTCTCGTCAGTGTTACGGGACAGGTTCGTTGCTTGGCACCTTTCGCGCGGTGTGGTTCTTCAGTTTTCTCAGCGGCAATTCTCAGTGGTGTTGGGGCAGCTGGGGGCGCCGTCGCGGCGACGAACGGGGACGCAGTTCTTGATGCCGACGGTGGGTTAGTCGTCGAGTGCCTGGTCGAGGCTGGTGGCATGGTCCTCGCCTCCTTCGTGTTGGTGGTCGGTGAGTGCCTGGTCGAGGGCGTGTTGTTTCCATTGGCGTTTGGTGAGTGGGTAGCTGGTGAAGCCGCCGGCACTCATCCCAGCGCCTTGGTGATGGCAGTTCGGATACGGTGGGCGTCTCTGGCGCAGTCCTCCGCCATCTCCTGCTGGTGCGCCCGCTCGGCATCGGGTAGCCCGGATGATGGGTCTGCGCGGACCAGGCACTGTTTCCCGAACTTGTCCCAGTCCACAAGCACCGCTTCGACGGCCCGGAGCGCGGAAACTAGGCGGGGCACGTCTTCCCGTGCGTGGGCGATGAACTCGGCGTCAGGCTGCCGCTGCTCCTCGTTGATGCCGTCCTGGCAGGAGATGCTGGCAATCGCTTCGCCGTCGTCGCAGATGTACCAGTGGTCACCGCCTGCGCTTCCTGTGCCGAGTGCTCGCCACGGCCCTTCGGTTGCTGCGTCGGTTCGTGCGGCTATCTCGTCTAGTTGACTCATGCTGCTTCCTTCTTTCGTTGTGCGCGTTGCGCGGATTTGTAGGTGTTGTAGGCGGCTCTGCAGGGGTCGCAGGTTGGTGTGCCGTCTTTGCGGTGTTTGCGTTCGCCTCTCGTTGTGCCGCATTCGACGGGTGGGAGTGGTTCTGTTTTGCGGTGGTAGCTGGCGCGGGTGCGTGCGGCGTGGGCGTCGAGGCATGGCTGGCATGGGGTGGTGCGGAGCCATCGGTGTCGGCCGTAGCCTTCGTCGGTGCCGCACACTGCTGGGGCTTTGGGTGGGTTGGTTTCGCGGTATTTGGCTCGGGAGTATTCGTTGTAGGTGATCCGGCAGGTTTCGCAGACGGGGGTGCCTTCGTCGTAGTGGCGTTTGCGGCCGGAGATGGTGCCGCACACTGCTGACGCTTTGGGTTGCCGTGGCGCCCTGGTCTTTCGCTCCTTGGGTGGCAGGAGCGCTGCTGCAGCGGCCCGGGCCTGCCGTCCCTCCGCGAGGTGCTGTCCGTGGGCGCCCTGGCACGGATGGCATGCGTCCTCGTGGCGTTTCCGGTGGAGTTGCCAGCCCCTGTTAGTGCCGCACACGTTGGCCGGCTGGAAATTGATGTCCCGCATGGCCTTCTGCTGCTTCGGTGCCCGGACTGGCTTGACCAAGGCGAGGGGTGTCGGGGTTGGTCCGTCCATGAATTTCCGGCAGTACTTGCAGGGTGGCTCGTTGCGGCCTTTGTGGGCTTTGACGCCGCGCTCCGTCCCACAACTCATAGCATTCCCCGATCTTCTGCTTCTTCCCAAAGTGCCTTGAATCGCTTGGTCTCTTGCTTCTCCGCCTGATCTAAGGCGAACAATTCTTCGTCGAGCTCAGTCTGTGACAGCTCAGATGGAGGCGTCTTGCTCATGGTGCGCTTCTTTCTGTAGGTGGTACTTGGTTGGTGGTTTAGTAGCCGCCGCGGTCGCCGCCGTGCTCGTCGAGGGCGGAGGCTTGGCGGTCGTTGAGGGTGATGCCGCCGTACAACCTGGCGCCGCCTGCACCTTTGGGGACGTTGCGGCCGGTGGCGACGCCGTGGCGGGCGAGTTGGGTGGTGAAGTGGCGGCCCCTGACGGCTGTCTCGCCGTTCTCCTGGCACCACTTTTCATACTCGTGGACGACGGTGACGACGGCGGTCGATGGTGCGCCGGGGAAATAGGCAGTCTTTAAGATGCTGCATTCTTCCTCGAGGAACCGGCCGACCGTGTCAGTGGAGGCGGCGTAGTCAGAGGTTGCTTCCTTGACCGTGGAGGGTTCTTTGAGTCCGCCGTTGGCGTAGGCTGCGGCGCCGGCGGCTGCCCAGGCGAGGACTGCGCCGCCGTGGTCGCCGGAGAGGATCTTGGGGAGGCCTTCGATGACCTTGTCCTCGGGGACAGTGTGGGTGAACGGGATGAGGCGAAGGCGGCGCCAGAAGGAGTCCCCGCCAGCCTCCACGGACGGTTGGTAGTTACCCATGAGCCAGAGGTGGTGGGTGGGGATGAAGGTGAAGTCGTCTTGGCGCATGAATCGGGCGGTGAGAGTGTCGCCGCCGGTGAGGGATTTGACTTTGGCTTCGTCGAATTTGTCTTCTTGGTTGACTTCGGAGCAGATGACGAAGCGGGCACCTTTGAGGCGGGCGATTTCGGTGGTGTGTTGGGCGTAGTTGGATTTCATTAGGAACCCGTTGGGGGAGGAGGTGGCGTAGTCGCCGAGGACGGCGACCAGGGTGTCGAGGAAGACGCCTTTGCCGTTGCCTCCGGTTCCGTAGGCGAAGGGGAGGATGTGTTCGCGGACTTCGCCGATGAGGGAGTAGCCGACGAGGCGTTGCATGTAGTCGATGAGTTCTTGTTGGCCGTTGAAGGTGACGGCGAGGAAGTCTAGCCAGAGGGTCATGTCGCCGTCTGGGTCGGGGGTGTGGGCGGTGGTTTTGGTGTGGAGTTTGGCGGGGTCGGCGGGGCCGAGTTCGCCTGTGCGGAGGTCGATGATGCCAGCGGGGGTGTTGAGTTCCCAGGGCTGGGCGTCGAGGTCGTCTATGTTGACGGTGAGGCGTTCGTCGGTGCGTGCCTGGATAAGGAGGTCAGTGATGCCCTTCGCGCCGAGGGAGCGCTTCTTGTGGGCCTTCCAGCCTTCGTCGTCAGGCATTTGCCGGGCGATCTTTTTGGCGAGTTCGCGGGCTTGGCCGCCGTCGGAGGACTGCCATTTCCATGCACTGCCGTTCCAGTGGAGCCAGCGGCCTCGGTCGGGGTTGTAGCGGAGTACTTCACCGTATTTGTGGATGAATGTGAGGGCGTTGCCGTCGTCGGTGATGGCGATGGTTTGTTCTTCGGCGCGGTGGTCGTCGAGGTGGTGGACGGTGGCGAGTGCGTTGTTCCCGGCGGTTGTGATGACGGATGCTGCGGCTGGTTTGGGTGTGGGTAGTTGGGTGACGACGGGCATGCGTGGGTCGGTGCCGTAGCCCTTGGTTTTGAGGGCTTGGGCGGCGTTGGTGTGGTTGCCCTGGTGGTGGAGGAGTGCGTAGGCGCCGAACTTTGTGTAGGGGGTTTCTGCTTGGAACTCGGTGCTGGTGGTGAAGACGTAGAGGCGGTCGCGGTCGTCGGCGTGTCCGGTGGTGGCTGAGAAGCCGGGGTCGTTTTTGCCGGGGCGTCGCCAGTAGCGGGTGTGGCCCCGGGCGAAGACCATGGTCCAGCCGTCGAGGATCTGGGCCCAGTCGGTCTTTACCTCGTAGTCGTCTCCGGGGCTTGTGCCGCTGTCGTGGCCACCGTGGCTGTGCATGGCTTGGTCGAGGGCGTCGAGGAGTGACGGGCCTGCCTCCTGCGGCTGGTGCGGGGTGTATTCGTTGAGTTGCGCGAACACGGTGTGGATGGCGTGGCGTTCGGCCATGGTGATGCCGGGGATCGTGCCAGGGCCACCGGCTAGGAGTGTCCATGGTTTCCCGGTGGTGTGGGTGGTTCCGGCGCTGGGGGCGGTGACGACGAAGCCGCCTTCGCCTCGGGTTTCGGCGAGGGTTTCGCGGTCGGTGGCTTGGGCGATCTTGGTGTTGCCTGGCACCGGCTGGTCGGTGATGCGGTAGAACCAGTGGTAGCCGCCGGAGGGGCTGATTTCGAACCAGCCTTGGGTGATTCGGGTGAAGAGGGTGCCGAGGCCGGAGCCGTCGGCGAGGTCTTTGAGTTCGGGGATGCGGTGGGCGGCGCGCCCCTCAATTTCGAGCATTTCCAAGGAACCTGAGATGCCGCCGGTGACGACGCCGATGCCGTATCCGGGCGTCTCGAACCAGTCGTGGAGTTCCTGCTGTGTCGCGCGGGAGGTGGTGTACTGCTTCCATTTGCCTGCGGGGCGCTTCGAACCGTCGGCCATGACGGGCACCACGCTGATGCCGGCGGCGTGGAGTTTGAGGGCTGTCTCTAGGGTGGTGTTCATGATGCGGGTGTGGCCCTCCTGTGGTGCGTGCAAAGTCTGGTTATGGTGGTGCCCTGCCCGGGACTCGAACGCCGGGTGCCTGCCAGTCAGGGCTGCCAGCTAGTTGGCTGGGGATACTTCGATGAGGGCCACGTGAGCGGTTAGTTTGCGCTGCAGGTCGGCGATAGTGTCGGCGCGGATGACGATCTTGGTGACGTCGCTGACGATGCGCTGAGCGGGGATTACGTTGCTGTATTCTTTGGTCGCTGGCTTGTTCTCGACCTCTTGGACATCGATGACTGCGGTGTAGTGCTTGGACATGGTTATTTCTCCTGGGGGTTGTAAAGGATGTTGGCGGGGAGGTACTTGGCCATCCTGTTGTGGTCCATGGGTTCGGTCTCGTAGCTGCACCACTGGTCGCCTCGTAGCTGCGACACGTCGCCGTGGCTGTCGAGGATGACGGCGCCGCTGGGGAGTTCGACAAGGCCGGACTTTTCCGTGATGCGAGGGTATTTGTTTCGCTTCACGGCCTAGCTCGCCTCGATGCCAAGGTCGGCGAGGCCTGCGTTGTGCTTGGCGCAGGCAGCGGCGAACACGTCGGCGGCGAGGAAGGCGACTTCGGCAGCTTCGCGGATCTTGTCTGAGTGGTTGCAGAATCGAAGCTGGTACTCGAGCGCTGAGGCCTTCTGCTTGGCCTGTGTCTGCTTCGCCAGCACCAAATGCAACGGCACCTCGAGGCGCTGCGGCAGGATGTTGGTGAGTTCGTCGGTGGTGGTGTGCTTGTTGGTGTAGCCGCCTTTGCCCAGGGCGGACAGGCTGACCATGTGGGTTCGGTCGTTGACCTCGATGATTTCCCAGAGGGTCTTGCCTTTGCCGCGGTGGCAGGTCATGCCAGGAGTCAAGACGGTCATTAGTTTTTGTCCTTGCCGTGGACGGGGCATGCCGGGTCAAGGCAGTTGCCGGCGGCGTCAACGGCTGAGGTGATGCCCATGTCGCCGCCGGCCAGTTTGCGGCCAACCTCGTCGGCCATGCGGGCCATGGCTGCGGACTGCTTGGACTTGGAGCGGGTCTCTTTGACCTGGGCAATAGTTCGGGCGACTTGATTCGCGGCGATGGCCAGCAGGGCCAGCGCGAAGGCGATGTTCAGGATGATGTTCATGGTGTGTGCTTTCTCAGGTGTTGGGTGGTGTGGTTGGTTGGACGGTCCCCGGAGTGGTGAGGACCGTCCAACCAGGCAGTGCGGGTGGTTAGGCGTTGAGGAAGAGGAAGCTGCTGGCTTCGGCGAAGGTGCGGACCTCCTCGGAGACCGTGGCGAACGCTTCGTCGCGGATCTTCTCGAGGTTCTGCAGCTTGTAGCCCATGGTCAACTCGGGGCCGTTGAGGCGGTACCGGAAGGAGGCTGTGACTCGGTAGGGCTCTCCGCCCTTGAAGGGGCGCAGTGCGATGATCAGCGTCTGGGGCACGGACAGTTGGCCGATCTTGCCAGCGGTAGAGGTCGTGGTCTCGCGGTAGCCCAGCTGGATTTCGCCGTTGTCCAGGCGCGTGGCTGATTCGAAGTCGACGCCGCGCTTGACCTGCAAGCTGGTGGCGATCTCGAAGATCTCCGCGTAGGAGGGTTCGAGGATGTCTTTGGCGTTGTCCTCGATGAACTCGGCGAAGTCGACCTGGCGCATGAGCTTGTTGTTGCGGTCGAGCCAACGACGCCATTCGTCGGAGGATTGCAGCTGCAGGGTGATGGTGTGGTCGCGCCATCCGGGTTCAAGGTCGGTGCCAGCGTCGATGATGGAGATGATGCAGCCCTCGGTTTCTTGGGCGGTCACCTCGGTTTCACCTTCGATGCCGTGCTTCTCGAGGTAGTCCTTGAATGACTGGGCATCAGTGACCTTGGGTGCGCTGGTCTTGCGTCGGGGACGTGCCGCGTACTTATCGGTGTCTTCGACGGTGAGGCCGCCGTCGCCGTCGAGGATGCTATAGATCTTGCCGGGGTCTAGAACTTCGCTGATGGCTGCCTGCTTGCCAAGTTCAGCGATGTCAGCTGCCTCGGTATTCGTCGGCGCTGAGGTGTTGTACGTGCTGGTCATTATTTGGCTTCTTTCAGGGTGATAACGGTAGCGGTGTCCGTATCGGAGACGTCGCGGAGGCCCGTGAGAACTGGCTGGTTGGGGTTGTTCCGGGTGAGGTTGCCGGTGCGATCCCGGAAGTAGATGTTCGTGGCCCGGTCGTGCTGCGGGATGGTGAGCTTCACGGAGTCGGTGACTCGGAAGATGCCCTCGGCCTTCTTGTCCGGCTCGACCTTGAGCGTGATGGTCACGGACCCTGCCTTGCCGGTCGCAGCGACGGCGGCGATGACCTCGTGGAGGCCGTCGGTGGCTTCCTGGTGGGCGCGGGATTGCTGGGTGAGGAAGTCGCTGAACGGCTTCGCGTGCTGGTCACTCATCGGACACGGTCCTTTCCTTGTGTGCTGGTGTTTGGTGGTGCGTGGAACTGGCAGGATTCGAACCTGCGACCTGCGATCCAGTGGGAGACTCCGCTATTTCAGGAGGTTGACACCCTGTCGTCTGCCAGCCGCCGCGCTGCCACTGCGCTACAGTCCCTAGTCGTTGTGGCGGCGCAGAGGTATCCCTGCACCGCCACAACGGTGTGTCACTGCTTAGGCTGCCGCTGCCTGCCCACGGAGAGCGGCGACCACGACGTCGGCAAGGCCCGTCTGCTGGGCAACGACGGCGTCGGGCATGCCCAGGGCGATCAGCTGCCGGGCAATGTCCGCCGGGTCAGGCTGCGCCGGAGCCGCCGGTGCTACGGCGACGGGCGGGGCCGCCTGTACGGGCTGCTGCGCGTACTGCTGTGGTGTCGGTGTGACCCAAGGGTCGTGCTGCTGCACTGGGGCTGGCTGCTGGTACTGGACCGGGGCGACCTGCTGAACCGGCTGCACGTACTGCTGCGGCACCGGGGCCACTTCACCGGTTGCCTGGTTCACCGCCACATCCAACATTGGCGAGGACATCCGCTGGATCTCGTAGCGGTGGAGCTTCGTCGGCGACAACCCAGCACCAGCGGCCGGCTTGTCCGCGTAGTAGGTGTCAGCGAAGATGTTGCCCGGCGCCAACGCCTCGGACAGCCGATCGAAACGCCCATTGTTCTGGGCCGTGACGAGGGCTTCCTTCCACACACCCCACGTCTTCACATACAGGGCGCGCACGCCATCGTCCTCGGCATCGTTGCGGAGGTCGGTCTGGATCCGGATAACGATCTGCTGCTGCGGGCGGCCGTCATCCCAAACCTTGGGCTTCTGGTCGCGGATGTCCTTGATCTGCTGCACAGTGGCATCGATGATCGGGCCCCGGAACGTGGTGCCCATGGGGGTGTCCTTCGTGAACGCGGTAGCTCCGCCGCCGCCGCCGAGAACATCGTCAAGATTGTCGAGAGACATGGTTAGTCCTACTTCCTTATTTGTTTGCGTTTGCTTGTGCTTGGTCGTGCTACTTGATTTGGTCGAGGCCGGCTAAGAACGGATCAGCCATGACCGGGTTGTCAGGGAACCTCTTGCAGTCGAAACATTCCTTGCCCGCTGCAATGTCGGGGTTCCACTGGCGATTGTGGCGAGGTAGCCCAGTGATCCATGCGGTCACTGCCTCCTCGTTGATGGTGCGAAGGGCCCTAATGTTCGCCGCGAACCGGTTCGCCCTGGCCAGCGCTTCTTCCGCGATTTCCCTGTTGAAGGGTTCGGTCCACCACACAGCCTTGGTGAGGCTGATGTCGTTACGTGGCAGGTAGGCGATAGCGACATGATCGATGCGGTAGCCAGCGTCATTCCAGCCCTTCGCGTACAAGTGCTGCTGCACCCGGTACACCTGCGAAGGGCCAACCTTCGCCGCCCGCAACGTCGTGGCACCAACGACTTTCCAGTCCACCGTCATCCCGGAGACGAAGTCGACAAGGTCCGTAGACCCCCAAATTTCGACACCGTCAATGACGCCGACCATCGTCTTGTTCTCCGCGGCGTACTGGACACCACCGGTCGGGTCGGTCGCGCACTGCTTGAGGCTCTCCTGGACGAAGATGTCCTCGATCTGTGAGTGCACGGAGGTGCCGACGAACGGCAACCAGGGGACGTCCTTTTCGATTTGCTGCCAGCCAGCCAGTTTCGCGGCGAGGCAGTGATCGCAGGGTGTGCCGATCTCAGAGGGACCGATACGTTTCTGCAAGGACCGGGGCTGGTTGAGAATGGCGTTCTCAACGACGCTCCGGATGATATCGAGAGCCGTGCGGGGGTTGATTCCCTCGTAGCTGGCGGTATTGGACTTGAAGATGGCGCGGATTTCTGCCTCGACTGACTGGCTGACAGCGGTGGTCACTTGATGACTACCGAGGAGGCGTTCTGGCGGGTGTACACCTCGAGGACGGCCGGGGCGACGAACTTCTTCACGGCGGTGGTGTCGAACGCGCTCTTGTAGAACAGCGGGTTCTCGGCCTGCGGGTATGCGGCCTCGAGCTTCTTCGTGTCGAGGACCTTGGCGCCGGCCTTGATGGTGACGATGAGGGGGCCGGCGGCATGGTTGCCGATGGGGAGCGCCTCGAGCAGTTTGGCTTTGATGTCGGCCATGGAGTCCAGGAACGGCTGGGCAGCGGCCGCGGCGTTGGCGTACTGGACGGCCATGGCCTCGACGGCGGTGAGTTCGCCGGTCGCCGGGTTAAGGTGCTGGACCTCTTCGATGGCTGCGGGGATGGTGGTGGTTTCGGTGCTCATGATGATCTTCTTTCTTGTTGGGGGTTAGCCGTGGGCACGGGGCTGTTTAGCCCGGTAATCGAGAACATCGGCGAAGGGGATACGAACGGGGGAGTTGCGCGCCCCACTACCTGCTTTGTAGGCGTGGGGGAAGAAACGGTGGGACCGAACAAGATCGAGAATGGTGTCTCTGGACTGGCCCAGCATCGTGGCAACATCGGCGATGGACAGGTCAGGCTCATCGAGCGACGGGACCGGCGCCCTTGGCGGTGACTTACGGCCACCGTAGAGACCGGGGGCAATCACCCGGGGGTTCACAGTGCCTCCACCCAGCTGACCAAACCCAGCGCCGCATAGAAGCCGAGCAGTGCGGCCCACGGCCACGCCTTCGACCAGGCAAGGGCGGCGTCGCTACGCAATGTTCGTGGCTTTCCGTGCACGCTGATCCCTCCCCGCCTTGTCCTTGGCCGCACGAACCTGGTCAACAATCCGACGAAGCTTGATACGCGAAACGTTCTTCGGATCGGTAGCGGTTGCGTCACCGCTGATGGGGCAACCAAAGCCATCCGGGTACTGGGCGGCAAGGTCTTGGAGTTCCTCGATGCGTGCCCCGTCGTAGGACTGGGCCGAGGCCGGTTGGGCGCTCACGATGCGATCCCGGCGGACTGAGCCAGCAGCGGAAACAAGTGCGAGCGGTGCTTCGCGAAACCCTTCTTCAAACGGTCACGCTCCACAGCTTCCTGCGACTGTGGGTGACGCTTCGCCCAGAACTCTTTATACGAAGTTGCCTCGTCGCAGTGTCGGCCGGCTGACTTCTCGGTGGTGGCATTTGGCTTGCTCATTGGTATGCTTCTTTCTGTGTGCTGAATACTTTCGGGTGTTTGGTAAGCCCTTTTCTGGTGGTTCAGGAAAGGGCTTTTTTCATGCCGCGTTACGGTGCATATGGCTTGCAACAGGCTCCACTTTGGGCAAAAAAAGGGTGCACGGGGCGAGGCCCAGCGCTTTCTCTATTGCCTTGGCTGTCTCCGAGCTGGTCGTTGTCCGACCTCCGCAGTGAAGGTGACCGACGGTTGCCTTGCTTCGGCCGATCATCCGGGCGAGCTTGGCAACACTGACGTCCTGGTGCTTCATGTGCCTCACCAGTGCTTGTTGACTGACGATCTCCACGTAGAACCTCCCGTCCGAACTAATGGCTCGAAGCTTCATGCTTCCTCCTGATGGTTGTAATCGTATCTAACATTGGGGCTTGGTGCAAGCTCCAATGTAATCGGCATCGATTACATTTGCAAGTCGCCTATTCCCCGGCGTTTCGGTGAGAACCCTAGTTACATCCATGTAATTTGTAATCGAGTCGATTACTCTGGAGCTTGACGAACTACGGGGCGATGCAAGGACAGTTGTAACCATGAGAAAAGAAATCCCAGCACAATGGCTGAAGCTTATGGAGCAACAGGGGTTCGGATCACTCCGCGCATTTGCTGAAGCGGCGGGTCTTACGCACACCGTCATCTCACGAATGGTTAGGGGAACCGCCGTCCCGAAGGATGAAACAATCCTCGCCGTGGCAGATACTCTTCGCGTCCGACCATCCGTGATCTACGATTTGGTCAAATTATCGGCGCCATCCGAATCGGAGCCCTGGCAGCCGCCTGCTGAAGCGGCCCGCCTAACGAGAAGCCAGCGGGATGCACTGGCGCAACTCATCCGGACGATGGTTGCACCAGGCGAAACGGAAGTGCAAGCCGAAGTCGACCACGGGCAACGCGCCTACGGCCTCGCTGCCAACAAAGGCGCAAGTCAGGGTCGTAAACTCCATGAAGAAGCTGGCCGCCGCGGCGAAGAATCCCAAGATTTCACCGACGACCACTAACCAAAAACCAACTAGGGGGAAACCATGGCCAACGAAAAGCTGATGGCAAAACTGGCGGCGAAAGCCGAAGAACGCGAAGCGAAGTACAGGGCAAAATACGACATTCCTGATCACGCCTTCGTGGCTATTGGGCACGTTGGCTACGCATCATTCGACGGACACTTCATCACTCTACAAAGAGTCGGAATGGGCCGCGGTATCACCGGCAAGGGAGTTAAGAGGATCCCCTTACAGTCCGTCACTGCTGTCCAGGTAAAGCCAGGCGGCGCCGTGATGAGTGGATTTATTCAATTCACCATCCCGGGCGGCAACGAAGTACGTAGCCAATTTGGCAGCCAAACTGTGGATGCCGTCAACGACGAGAACTCCATGATTTTCACTCGACAGGACGAGGCGCCGTTCCTGATCCTCCGTGACAAAATCGAACAGGCACTTGTGAGTCATCATGCGCCGGCCGCTCCCGTCGCCGCGGCCCCTGACGTGATGGGCCAACTGCAGCAGCTTGGACAGCTTCGCGACGCCGGTGTTGTCACTGCGGAAGAGTTTGAAGCCAAGAAAGCGGAGCTCCTCAACCGCCTCTAGTCGCCAGTGGCCAAAGTGGCACAAGATTTGTTAGGTAGCCCCACGCGCGTGTACACGCACGCGGCGTATCTTGCAAGTACTGTGCCACTTTGGCCACTGCTGTAATTTGTCGGACCCTCGAAGTAGCCTCAAGGCATGTTTCATCCTTGGGGGATCCTTCGAAAACTCGGCCATATCCGGCTGACCTGGGCAGACTTACCAGTCGGCGTCCTAGGTTACACAAACGGTGTCGACGAGATCGTCATGGACAAGCGCCTGCTGCAAGTCGAGCGGCGCTGCACGCTCACTCACGAGCTTGTGCACATCGAGTACGGCCACACCCGCTGCCAATCCATGAAAGTGGAACGGCAAGTCTGTGCCGAGGCGTCCCGGCGCCTCATCCCGATAGAGCAAATGCTCAAGCACGTTCCCTGGGCGCGGAACCTGCAAGAGCTTGCCGAGGAACTGTGGGTTACGAGGACGGTCCTCGACGATCGTATCCAGTGCCTCACCAAGGATGAATGGGCGCTGATCGATGCGCTCGAGACTCAATCAGGATGGTGACACCATGGCGAGAGTAGTAGACCTCTGGCACAAGAAGGACAGATCCCGGAGCGCGCGCTACGGGGAAGGGAAGCGGTGGCGTGCTGTCTGGACCGAGGGTGACAGTGAGAAGGTCAAGCACTTCGACGCCAAAGGGTCAGCCGAGGACCACCTCACGTGGGTGCGGCACCATCAACGCTCCGGAACTTATATCGATGCCGAGCTTGGCCGCGTCTTCGTGCGCGACCTCATGGACGATTGGGTGGCTACCCTTGTCCACTACAAGGCCTCCACTCTCGACACCGTCAAGAGCGATGTGTCGGCAACGATCCTGCCCTACTGGGGTGGCACTGTCCTTGCCGACATCACCAAGGCGGACGTGCAGCGGTGGGTCACCGGCATGGACAAGGCGGCGAGGACGGTGGAGACGATTCACGGCCGGCTCCTTGGTTTCCTGGAATGGTGTGTGGGGGAGGGGCGGCTGGGGAAGAACCCGGCCAAGGGTGTCAATCTGCCGGAGGGTAAGAAGCGTCAGCACCGCTTCCTCACCGTCGCCCAGGTCGCTGCCATCGCCGATACGATCGACAGCCGCTACAAGGGCATGGTCTGGGTTCTGGCCACCACGGGGATCCGGATGGGGGAGGCGTGCGAACTTCGCGCCGGAGACCTCGATGAGCGGCGCCGACGCATCACCATTTCCCGTGCCGTGGTCAAGACAGTCATTGGCACACCGAAGAATCGCAAGACGAGGACTGTGCCGGTGACACCGACAGCCATGGCCTACCTGGCTGTGGCGGCCGAGGGTAAAGGCGGCGATGATCTGCTGTTCACGACGGCGCGCGGTCAGCAGATCCGGGCGAACAATTTCAAGCGCCGGGACTTCGATGGTGCCGTGAAGAAGATCAACGATGCCGCAGCGGCGCGGAAGGCGAAGGATGGGCTGGCCGGGGTGATGATCCCTGCCGGGTTGTGGGTGCATGACCTTCGGCATACGGCGGCGTCGTGGGCGGTGCAGGCAGGGGCTTCGGTGAAGTCGGTTCAGCGTATGCTTGGACACGCTACAGCCGCCATGACGCTGGACGTTTATGCGGGGTTATTTGATCAAGATTTGGATGATGTTGCGGTGCGGATGGAGGCGATTTTGAACCCTCCTAAATTGGCCGTTCCGGACTGAAACCGTACTGACTGATTTACATTGTGGTCCTGACCTGCACCTTTACCCTTGATAGGCCCACGTTTACACCGTGGATGTCATCGGTTCGATCCCGGTAGGACCCACCATAGAGAACCCCGCGGAATCAAGGAAATCAGCCTTGAATCCGCGGGGTTTTTCACGTTTGACGAGGGGGCAGGCATGAGCGGTATTTCTTTCACGGCCATCGACTTTGAGACGGCGAACAACTACCGGGCTTCAGCCTGCGCCGTAGGCCTGACTAAGGTCAAGGCTGGCAAGGTGGTTGCGCAGACCGCGTGGCTGATGAAACCGCTTCCCGGGTATGACGACTTTGCCCCGGTCAACGTGGGCATCCATGGCATCACCGCTGCCCAGGTTCGTGGCATGCCGGACTGGCGCGGCATCTACCAGCCCATGATGGAGTTCATTGGCGCCGACGCTTTGGTGGGCCACAACGTCAGCTTTGAACGCTCCGTCATTTCCAAAGCCAACGAGGCCTGTGGACTTCCCATGCCGCCACTAGATTTTCACTGCACCCTGACCCTGGCACGCAAGCACCTGGAATTGCCGCACTACACGCTCTCCGATGTGGTGGGTGCATTGGACTTGCCAGCATTCAATCACCACGACGCCGGTGATGACGCCCGGGCCAGTGCCTTGATAGCCATAGAACTTGCCCGGCGGAGCGGGGTCGACACACTTGAAGCCCTGTGGCCGGCACCGCCCGCCAAAAAAGGCGCCGGCCAACCGAACTACTACGCGTCGGGCTACACGCGCCGCCTAGCGGATCTGCCGCCCGCCAACCCTGCGGCGAACCCCTACGGGCCGCTCTTTGGCCAGACCATCGTCTTTAGCGGCGATCTTGCCGCCCTGCCCCGCGCTGATGCTCAGGACGCCGCTGCGGCCAAAGGCGCCGTCATTGCCAACAGCACCACAAAGAAGGTCACCATGGTGGTGTGCGCCGAACTGGGGCTGGGCGCGGGCCCCGTCAGCGGAAAGGTCAAGCGCGCCTACGAACTGGCCGCCGGGGGCCAGAATATCCAGGTCATCGGCGAGACGGCGTTCTTGAGGTTGCTGGCCTTCCAGTAAGCGCTCATGGCCCTTAGCGCGCCCTTGATGTCGGAGCCTGTCCGTAACGTACTGGCCATGAAGACTTTGGTGGAACGTGTTGTGGTTCGTACGACGCCGGCGGGCCAGCCAGCAGTGGTGGAACGGGCTGGCCGGCACTGGATGGTGGTGGAGGAGCCATTGCGTTGGTTTGAGCGAATCAACTGGTGGGAAGGAATAGCGCCCCGGATGCCCAAGGGTCAGGGCAGAGTGGATGTGGAGGTTTGGCGTGTGCAAGCCCGGCTGGGGCCCAATCCACGCAGCGAACTGGCTACTTTGGAATTGGAACGAGATCCAACTGGCGGCGGTTGGTGCCTGCGACTGATGGATGCGTCCAGGAATTGAGGTTGGCGGCCCAGGGCGTTCATGAAAATAAAAGGCTCCTCACCACAGCTATTGGGGGACGCTGTGGGGAGGAGCCAGTAATAAAAATATATCCGTTGAAGGCTTCAGATGCAAACTGACACGCAAGATTTCAAGATGCGATAGTTTGCCTCGTTTCGAAGGCCGCCTTAACGTGGAGGACCCTCCGCTGTGACTATTGGGGGACGTCACAGCGGAAGGTCTGTCGTCAAATATACACGGATTATGCCGGTGATCGCAAAACGGGACGCGGTGCGCGAAAGGTTGGGCTCCATCTGTGCACTCGGTGTGAAGCTGGTGGAGTTGGGGGCAAGGTATTCGAACGGCCGGCATGATGTCCTCTACCTAACGCGCTACCAAGAGCACCCCGCCGACCGGTTGACTTCCACCATTGGCGACAGGATGCCCGTCTCGCTCTGCGAGGTAGGGAAGACCCTGAATTCCAGCCTTCATGATCATGACCTTGAACAGTTGTTTCCAGAGGAAAGAGTGCGGCCTGTTATGACGCCCAAGTCCCCCAAAGCTGGTCAAAAAATCAAAGCCGAAACTGCTCAGATTCAGGCTCAGCGCTTCAGCCGTGGAGGATTAGGAATCCACGGTGAGGGTGGTCAGCCTGGGTGTGGCTGTCCCGATGCGTGGCTCGGATGA